TATACGATCCAGAAACCTTCACTCCAAGAAAAGGTTTAATGACTCGTTATGCTAAGAAGATGATTAGACCAGAATTCTACGGAAAAATCCATATCTCTGATTTATCTCAAATCTAGGATTAAGTAGAATGATAATAAAGAGAGGGCTTCGGCCCTCTTTTTTTTTGACTATTTATATGTAAACTAGTTTAAATGGCCAACATAGAAATTTGGGGAGGAAGTTCAACGTTTTCTTCTGGACAAACTCCTTTTGGATTTTACGACACCGATTCAGCCTTTATCACCGATGCAGATAAAGTAGCAAAATTTTGTGCTACTAGATTGGGATATCCCCTAATGGATGTTGAGTTAGAAAGTGGTTCGTTTTATACCTGCTTTGAAGAAGCAGTAACTACATACGGTAATGAAGTATTTCAATATAAAATAAAGGAAAACTACCTAAACCTTGAAGGTTCTAGCACAGGAAGTTCTTTAAATAATCAATTAGTTGATCCTACTTTAAACCGAATAGTACAAATATCAAAACACTACGGTACTGAAGCAGGTGTTGGCGGTAATGTAACAAAGTATACAGGTTCTTTAGCATTAACAGCATCGCAACAGCTTTATGATTTGGATCAATGGTCTATTGATCAAGGAATAACAGGTAGTATTGAGATAAGAAAGGTATTTTATGAAGCACCTCCTGCTATCCAACGATATTTTGACCCTTACGCAGGTACCGGTACAGGAATACAGTCTTTAATGTCAGCATTTGACTTTGGTTCATTCAGCCCTGGTATTAATTTTATGATGATGCCAATATCTTATGACATAGCTTTACTTCAAGGTATTGAGTTTAATGATCAAATAAGAAAGTCATCGTATTCTTTTGAAATAGTGAACAACCAACTTAGGATCTTCCCAGTTCCTACTGCCGATGCCACACTTTTCTTTGAATATTACAAAGAGGTAGATAAGAATGCTATCAACTACGACAATAGTGTTAATAAAATAACTAATATAGCTGAAGTTCCATACAGTAACCCTACATACTCCCATATAAACAGTGTTGGCAAACAGTGGATTTATAGGTACACCTTAGCTTTAGCTAAAGAAATGCTTGCATACATTAGAGGTAAGTACGGAACCGTACCTATCCCAGGTTCTGAAGCTACTTTAAACCAGGCAGACCTATTAGCTGATGCAAGATCTGAAAAAACTGAACTTATTACCAGTTTGAGAGATATGTTAGATGCTACATCAAGGGGAGCACAGCTTGAAGCACAGGCAAAAGAGGCAGAAGACGTACAAAATACGTTAAAAGCAGTTCCAATGACTATATACGTAGGGTAATGAGGTTAATTCCACTGTTATTAGAGATAGAATATAGAACCTACGAAGCGATGGTTAAAATAACCTACGGTGAAGAAGGATCTAAAGGGTATGACGATGCTTTACGTGCACTACCAGGCGTTACAACCGTAACTATAGCATCAGAAGATGGAGATAGTAGTTTAGCAACGTATAAAGTTAAAATAATAAGTCAAAAAGAGCCTATCGAGGCTTTTAAGGCATTTAAAGACAACGCTACCAACAAATACAGTAATATAGTTAGTGTAGAAGTCGGGGAACAAACAATAGAAGAAAAGTAATGCTATTTGGATCAACAAGAGACTTTAATTTAATGACTAAACTAAGTCGAGAACTTATTCAAGACATAGTTGAGCAAGAAATTCTTTACCATAAAATTAGTTTAGAGGATACCGACGTTAATTTATATGGTGAGGCAATGCAAAAGTCATTTTGGGAAGCTGTTAAGTTCAATTGCCTAATAACTCGTGGTGATCAAGTAATAGATATACAAGAATTTGGACCTGATTTAGGTAGGGAAGCTTCATTTGCATTTATAAGACAAGATTTAGAAGCTGCAAACGTTGTAGCAGAGGTAGGAGACATAATACAGTGGCACAACGACTTCTATGAAGTAGATACAGTAAGAGAAAACCAGTTATTCATAGGTAGAGACAGTAGTTACAACTTAGCATCATATGGAAACAACTTTGGATCATCGATATCTATTATAGTTGATTGTCATTTAACAAGAGCAGATAAGGTTGGCATAACAGAAGTAGTAAGCAGATAGTAGTATGGCTGGAAATAAACCAATTCCTCAATACGAGGTACAGACTAACTTAGATAATAGAGCTTTACAGGTATCTAGAGACAATGATACTGTTCAAACTATTACTGTTGGGGTAAAAGACATAGATGAAGCTATATTTTACTACTTTAACAATGTTTTAAAACCTCAAGTCACTCAAAATGGTAGTGTTATTAACGTACCATTAGTTTATGCTTCTCCGGAACGTTGGGCAGCTATGCAAAAAGACGGGTACTACCGTGATAAAAATGGTAAAATGCAAGCTCCTTTAATTACATTTAGAAGAGCAAGTTTAGAAAAGAATAGACAGTTAGGTAATAAGTTAGATGGCAACAACCCACAAAATTTTGGCATATTTACTAAGAAGTACTCACAAAAAAACGCATATGACAGGTTCGGAATACTAAACAATAGAATACCAGACACTGAAATGTATGCTGTTGCCATCCCTGACTACGTTAATATTACATACAACTGTGTAATTTTTACAGATTACATGGAGCAGAACAATAAAATTATTGAAGGTGTTAACTTTGCATCAGATTCCTACTGGGGGGATGTTAATAAGTTTAAATTTAGAGCCATGATTAACACATACACTACCTCAACAGAGCTAGTACAAGGTAATGACCGTATTGTAAAGACAGAATTTGACATTAATTTACTTGGATACATTATCACAGACACTATAACGCTATTAATTTTAACTCAAAAAAAATGTATAGTAAGTCATCTGTTAAAATAACTAATGAAATTGCAACAAAAGGTTAGTTATGTTGATATTTATTAAGAGTAATGGTTGTGTCAACAAAGTAAAAACAAGACATAGAGGTAAATGACTAGATTTTCATCAGAACTCTCAGGTTCGTTAATATTTAACTCAGGTAGCACAACCACCGAACTAACCCCCTTTTCAAGAGGGTTAAACATTTCTGGTTCTGAACTCTATATAAATGAGGTACCTTTAAGTCAGAGACTAACCGACGTAGAATCAGGGTTTGTAGGTTCTGCTAGTTTAGGCCCTTTAAACGATTTCTCAGCATCTTTACTTAGTTACTCATCATCTAATAACTTAAGAGTAGGAGCATTAGAAAGTGCATCTGCTGCTATTCAAATAACTACAGGTTCCTTGCTGTCTAGTATACAGACGTTAACATCTGTTACAGCATCTTATCTGACTACATCATCAACCTACATATCATCCTCTGCTCAAATTAGTGCTTCTGGGTATTTAACATCAGAATCAGCAGCAGCATTAGGATTTGGTGGAGATACTACCCCGGCAGGTACTATATCTTCATCTCAACAAATTGAAGACTTTGGATTTATAACTTCTTCTGTTGGAGATGTATCAAGTGACACTTTCAATTCATTTACTTCATCTATACAAACACAAGTAGATAGTCTAACTTCCTCTACTTCTTCATATATAACGGATGCATCAACAGGTTCTTTATCTGTTGCTACTGCTTCTTATGCAATTAATGCTTTAACTGCATCATATGCACTATCAGCATCATATGAAATAGTAAATGAAGTATCTTCTTCACATGCAGTACAGGCAGACAGTGCATCTTATATTGACCCTACTTTTATATCAGCATCTGCAGCAGCTAACGATTTTAGCTTTGGTGGGACCTTTAATGGGAACAGAATTGTGACTAACCCTTATATGGGTACTATGTTTAGTGCATCATTTAATGCAGGAACATCAGGAAGTGTACAAGAATTTTTAGAAAACATATTTTTCACCAATACTGCACCGGAATTAAGTATTACAGGTAGTCCATATTTTAATATAACTGAGTTTAATACTTCTGGGTCTCAAGCTTTTTTATTGAGTGCCACCGATACTCAAGGTGATTCTATTACTTTTAACACATCCTCAGCATATACAGATGATTTTGTTAGAATTTCATCAAATGGTGTTGTCACTCTAAATGTAGTTCCCACAGAAGCAGCATTTAACACCGTTAACAGAGGTGATGGAACACTAACTCACCCAGTACAGGTTACTGTAACTGATGCATTTGGTGCTTCTTCTACTAGTACCATATATCTTTACGTTGTTACTAACACCGCTCCTAAGTTTAGAGAAACTGGTGTAGGTGGATCTGTTATAACTTCTTTTAATGCTAACAGAAATGAAAATGCAACAGCAGGAGAAGTTACAAAAATATACTTTACAGACGATGAAAGTGACACTATTACAATTACTTCTGCCTCTGATGCTAATGGACACTTTACTTTGACTAAATACTCTACTTATGTACAGATAGACCAGGTAACCGGTTCATTAGACTACGAAAATATTACAAGTTATACTTTGAGTATTACTGCATCAGATGAACATTATCCATCTCAAGATGCAGATTCAATTACTACTCTACCGATAACTATAAATGTAACAGATAACTTACAACCTACTATCAACAATCAAACATTAAATTCAATTAATGAAGATAGTAGTACAGGAACAACACTAGATACTATAGCTGCTTCAGACAATGAAGGAGATACAAGAACGTTCTTTGACTTTACCTTATCTAAATTAGAATTAGATAATGTAGATGTACCAACAGGTTCCTATGGAGGCACAAGCCAAGCATCTGATCCTACAGAGAATCCATTCCAAATGAATGCTTCAGGTGTAGTAACTAGAAAAGCAGGAGCATACTTAAACTCTGATTTAATAAACGAGTA